CCGCCGCTGATACCCGGGGTCGCGCAAGACAGCGTCCTGTCCGGGAGCCACAAATTCCGCGTAATCAAACGCGGCTGGCCCCTGCTCCCCATAGGCAAACGCTCCCGGCGTAAACGCTGGCCCCGCCTGATACCCGGCGGGAGCCTGTTCGCCAAACTGGAAGTTTTCGTACGAGAAGGTAGGCAGGTAGTTCTCGAACGTCGGCTCCTCGGGCGGCTTCCACCCGCCTTCGCGCATCAGCGTTTCGGCGGTGTTCTGAATCTGAGCATAGAGCTTTGGGGTGATCGGGCCACCCGTGTAGTTCACCCGACGCGCAATCTCCACCAACTGCGCGTCGGTGGGGTCGGTCATAAAGGTTTGCCGCCACCAGTCCTTCAGCACATTCGCCGTCTCGGTGTCCAGATTCTGAATCTGGGGGGATGGGGTGGGCGTCGGCGTGGGGCTGGACTGCGGCGTTGTACTAGACGGCGGCTGCGACACGTTCCCTGCGGGTGGCATTACGCCGGGGAACAGCGTGCCCACATTCGCGGTCGCCCAATCCTTCGCGGCCTGCAACTGGTCGGGGCCGACCATGCCCCCCGTAAACCCGACGCCCTGCGCGATCTGCCCAATCTGCGCGTCCGTCAGCGTGTAGCCCTGCGACGTGGCCCACTCCTTCAGCGCCTGCGCGGCGTCGGTGGTGGTCATCGACTCCGCTGGCGTATTCCCGCCCGTGCGCGGGGCATTTCCGCCCGGCGTTTCTGGCCCGCTCGGCGCAGGAATCCCCTCCGGCCCGCCGATTGGCGGAATCCCCGCTGCCGATGCGGCCTGCTCCACCAGCGATTGCGCCTGCGCGAACAGATCGGGCGTGATTGGCCCGCCCGTGTAATTCAGGGCTTCGGCCAACTGCGCCAGCTCGGCGTCATTGAGCCGTCGCCCGTATGTCTGCTGTATCCACTGCTGAAGGGCTTCCACGCTCATGGCTACCTCTTGTAGAGTCCGATGGACGGGCGGAACGCTTCCACGGGCTTGGCGAGATACGCCAGCGTCGCCTGCCGGAACGGTTCTGCCGCCACGCGCTTCCGCTCACGCTCTGCCGTCGCCTCGGCCATCAACTGCTTGTCCATCGCGAGTTTCTCACGCGACATGCCGAGATTGGCCTCGTTCATCATCCGCTGCTGCTCGGCGGTCAGCCGCTGCTGCTCCATCTGCGCCTCGATGTTGGCTTGTTCCACTTCAAACTGGGCCTTCAACTGCGCCATCTGCGCTTCGGCCTGTAGCTTCTGTTCGGCCAGAATTGCCATTTGCTGACGATACGCCTGATCAGCGGCCTGCTGCGCCTGTGACGCGCCAATGCGAGCGGCAGACTGCGCCTGACGGCCCCCCATGTAGGTGGTGCCCAGTGGCACAAACGGAGCGATGGTTTTCAAGAGTGCGCCAAGATTCATATGCGTGTGCCTTGTGTGTTAGAACCGGATATTTCGCGCCCAATTGCCCAGTGATGACCGTGGAGCCGCCGCCGCTGTGCCACCTCCGGGCAATCCGGCAAACAACGACGCCAGCGTAATGACGCGACCAGTGTATTTCCGATTGCGCTCGCGTGCGCGTTGGTCGATGTAGTTCTCTTCGTATTTGGGCGCGTACACTCCCTGCGTCATATCCCAATACTGCGCGGTGTTGTCATTGGCCGATGCTGCGCGGTTGCGCTTGTAAATGTCCTCGGGCGTCTCGTTGGCGCGGTCGCCCGTGAACCCCAACTCGGCCAGCGTGAACCACCCGCGCTCCTCGGGCGGCTTCGTCAGAGCCTCCGTGCCAAAGCGTGCGCTGTCATAGGTGGGCAGCGAACCACCCGTCGCGCCCTGCGCGCCCGAGCCGCCGGTATCGGGGCGATACGTCGTCGGCCCCGTGCCCTCGGCGGTAGACCCCCACCACCAGCCTCGTGCGGTGTCGGTGTTCGGGTCTGCCGCCGTCAGCACATCCACGATCCCTACAGGTGTGCCGCTTTCAAAGTCGCTCTTCACGCCGCCAAAATCGATCTTGTCAAACCCGACCTTCTTGGCGTTGGGGAACAGGCGTTTGAAATCCGCGTCCGCCAGAATCTGGTCAAGGCTGGACGGCTTGGAGGCATACCGGCTGGCAATCGTCGCAAACGTGTTCTTGACCGAGTTCCGGGCCTTCAGGTCGCTGCCATACGACGACCGCGCCATGAACCCCTCGAGAGTGCCCAGCGTGCCGCGTGTCAACGCATCGCGCTGCTCGCGGGTCATCGACCCGGGTGGGGGCGGCGGGGCATTTGGATCGCCGGGGGGAGCGGTGGCCGGACGCGGCGGCGTCCACGTTGTTGGCACATAAATCCACCGGGGGTTGTTGTCCCCGGTAAACCACAGCCATTTGTATCCGCTGTCTGCGGGGGGCGGCAATGCGCCGGGGTTGTAAATCCATGCCGGAACGCCGCCGCCTGCGCCCGTTCCGGGATCGGTTGGGTCAGTCTCTCGTTCAGCCATTGACTCGCTCCACCACGACACTCAGCGCATACTGCATCGGGGTCGCCCCGACACTGCTATACGTCGTGCTGTAGGTGATCGCAGAGGCGGCGTCACATCGGACAATCACGCTCTGCTGCTGGATGGTGGTGGTCGTGTTCCCCGTGACCGCCGTGCCGCTGATCGTTAAAGCCACCCCATCGGTGAACCCTACAGTCACAGCGACACTGGACGAGGTGGTGGCCGCTTGCGTGATTCGAAGAAACCACGAGACGCGAAACACCCCGGCACTGCCCGTGTCGGCCAGCAGTGTCGTGGTGCCTATGCTAGCACCCGTGGGCGTACCTGTCACGCTCGTTTGCACCTGCGGAGCCGCGTTCAGGGCGTCCGTGACGCCTCGGAACCAGACCTGCCACGGCAGGGTCAGGATGCCTTGGGCAAACGCATCCAGCCCAATCAGACGTTCGCGAAAAGGGAAGGACGGGATCATGCCGACTCCTGCGCGACTTCTAGAAAACTGTCCAGAATGCGCCACGGGATCGGGTCAGACACCGAAATCTCGAACACGCGGTTCCGCACCTGCCCCAACCGCCAGAACAGGCAGCGGGTCTGGTAGTTGCCCATCGCGCCAGCGGTCACCGTCCGCTCATTGCCCCATGTTTTCCCGCCATCCGGAGACGCCCGGAGCATCAGGGTGGGATTCTCCCCCTGCCCGGTGGCCGTGCCCAGCCCCGACTCCAGAAACACTTCCAGTTTGGACACCTTGAGTTTGCTGTGTTCCAGAAAAATGGCTGGCGCACGCCGCAGCCGCCGAATGGGGCGACCGCCCACATCCAAGGCAAAGTCCTTGCTCATGTGGTAAATCGTGCCAGTTTCCCGATCCACGATGAGGTGCTTGTTAAACGCAAAACAGTGCCACTGCGGACGCCACGCGTCATAGGTGTTGTCCTCGGCCAGCCATGTCCCCCGCTCGTGCCACAGGCCCGTGCGGAAGTCATAGCACCACGTTTGCTGCTCGGTCGGAAACGTCAGCAGGTAGAACATGTGACCAAGGTCGTTGTAGGTCTCGCCGTAGGCGTCATCGACCGTGGCATAGCTGGCGATGGTGTTCTCCAGCGCATACGTCGAGATGCGCTGCGGGTTGAACCCCTTCGCCGCCATCACCTGATACCCGCCGTTGGAGGTCGTCGCCAGCCACACAATCTGGTCACCGGCCTCGCGCACGGAATACGGGGCCGCGCAGCCATACGGCAGCAGCCCCGAGGGGTCAGGCGCAAACGGGAACGGCGAGGTGCCGTTGTTGTACCAGACTTCCGTGGTCTGCCCACCAAACAGCCAAATCTGCCCGTAGGACGACACATACATCGACACCCACGGGTCTTGCCCGATGGTGCGCTCGGCATATTGGTTGGCGTCCCACGTCGTTCCATCCAGCAGGTCGCTGATGTAGAACCGGCTATCCGGCACATCCAAGACCACAAAGTAGCCATACAGCGACCCGCCAAACGACGCCACCGCCGAGGTCAGATTCGTGCCACCCGCTCCCACGGTCTGCGTCAGGGTGTTGGTCACGAGGTCGTAGGTATAGCCCAGTCCGCCGGACGTAATGAACAGTTCCTGTCCGCCGTCGCCGTTGGACGCAATGGTCGCCGGGAGCAGGTCATCGACGACGGTGCCACGGTCGGTCGTGGTGCCATCGCTGAACACCTCGTAGAACTTCTGCCCAATGACGGCGAAACACCGCCCCGCCTGAGCAAACATGGCCCGTCCGCCCTGCTGCGTCACCGTGGCAAACGCCTCAACCCCCGGCGTCGGATACAGGGCCGTCTTGACCGTGGCCCCGGGCGATTCCATCTGCTCCACATACCAGTTAATCAGGGCTTCCTGATCGGCAATGGGCGACTGCGACTGATACGCCGCGTTCACGAACAAGGGATACTGGGCCATTACGGGGTATCCGAGAAGATGTTGTAGCGACCCTGCCGTGGACGCAGCGCAGGGTCGACATACAGGTCATACGGGCGAATGTTGGCGCGTTTGATGTTCGCCTTCGACTCCATCGCCGACATCACCAGCGTCTGCGACGGCTGCAAATCAAACTCAGGGGCCAGTTCGACCGCCAGATTGTCGCGCAGAAACCGCCGATACCCCGGCGGCAGACTGATCACATCGTTCAGGCCGAGTTCGGTGACCGCTGTGGGGGTGTAAATCACGCCCAGCAGCGTCGAGGACGTCGGGATCATCCAGAACGTCACCTCGGCCAGCGGATAGGTCGCGTTGTAGTAGAAACTCGTGGGATACGTGCTGGTCAGCGCCTTCTGCGGGATGCGCGACCACGCATCGGTGGTCAGCGGGGACAGCCCCATCTCCAGATCGGGGTCTTGCGACGTATCGATGAAGTTCAGGTCGCTGATAAAGACCGGGCGGACGATGTTACAGTCGCCGCCCGATCCGATGGTGTAGGTCGCCTGATTCGGCACCAGCGGCCATGTGGTGCGGTCGTTCTTGTAGATGGTGAGGCGTTCTGTCCCCCAGCCATCAATGAGGTCGTTCAGACGCTGCAACCCGTCTGCCATGTCCTGCGGAGCGGCGGTTTCTGCCGCATCCAGCACGCCCAGTCGCTTCAGACTGGCATTAATCAGATCGCGTGTCGTCATCTCGCCCTCACGGGGCGCGTAGCTACTCGGCTACGTGCCGGTGTGTGGCCGCTTCAATCGCAGCCAGTTCTTTCTGGGCCTTTGCGCTCATGCGCTTGGCCTTGAACGCATTCTCTGCCGCCGCGTTCGCAATAGCCGATTCCTGCGCCTCCACGCCCAGCACGGCGTGGTCGGGGGATTCGACCCATCCCTCGGCCTTCATCGCGGCCAGTTCGCGGTCGCTGCTCACAATCATGTCCTCGAAGTCGTGCTTGCCATTGGCCTTCAGCACGCCCCGATAAATCATCTTGGGATACGGCTCATACCGATACGGCTTGTCCCACTTGTGGAGCTCCTGCTCGTAATCCGTTTCCCCTGTGCGAACGACTGCCATGCCATCCTACCTTCTGCGCCTCAATCCGGAGGCGGACGGTCGCCCTAAATGGGCTACTGCCGATACAACGCCACGACATTATTGGCGGTGGTGCTAGTGCTATTGACGCGCTTCACCTTGATGGGGATGACCACCCCCGTCACGCAATGAAACGCCACCACGGTGCCATCCTGACTCACGGCCTGAATGACGCCGTTTGACCCGGCATACAGCGCGTCGGCAATGTTCGGCAAATCCACCGTATCGCTGGCGGTCACCGGCACCCACACATTATACGGGTCGATTTGCATGTCACACCCGAAACAGCGCGGTCATCACCGTCGCCGTCGTATTGGTCGAGTTGACGCGCTTAATCTTGATGGGCAGCACCTGCCCTGCAACCGCCGTGATGTTCACCACGCTGTCGTCCTGAAACACGGCGGCGACAATCCCGGCCCCTCCAACCTGTAGGGCTTCGCTCAGGCCGTTCTGGAAGTTGACCGTATCACTCTTGGTGACGGCCTCCGCTTTGTTGTACGGGTCAATCTGCATACGCCCTCCGAAGAGCGGGGAGGGGGCGAACCCCCTCCCGCCCGTCTTACGCCAGCGTCACGTTGGCAAGGGACACCACGCCCCACTTGCCACCCTGCGCCTGAATGGTCATCGACGCGCCTACCTTGGCGGCGAACGTCGCGACGTCCGACGAGGTGGTGTCGCCGTAGAACCCCGCCGTGTAGGTCACGGTGTGGGCGTTGGCCGTCGCCGACAGGATGGTCACCAGCAGCCCGTCCATTGCCAAGGACGGAGCTGCCAGCGTCATCGCGCAGACGCCCGCCTTCTGCACCAGCACCAGCGTGTTCTGGCTCGGGATGCTGAGGGCACCGTCCACCGACGCGGTGACCATGATCTGGCCGTCCGAGTCAAGCTGCGCCGACTGTCCCACCGGGAAGTCCGGCAGGTCGGAGGTCAGGCCGGTCGTGGCCGGGGCCAGACTGTTGTGGGCCGCCGCCGCGCTGCCAAAGTCGCCGCGCGACCGGACAGACACGTTGGTGCCACTGACCGACACGACCTGCA